GGCCGAATCCCATATCCATTCAGTGCCGTAAAGAAAGCGACGCTCCAATCGCGGGCTGCACGATTGATCGGAGGGGTGGCTGCCGGATCCGTGCGCCAATAACTTCCGTTGGGGTCGGCGCACGTACCGTCGATTCCACCCGCGAGCGCCGGACCGCTGGCTTGTGCCGTGAGCGGCGTGCTGTTCGCTGGCGAGTTGGCAACGATCGCGGAAATCGTGAAGCCATTCCCGGCGGCGCCCAAACTACGGCCCGTAATCGTCAGCACCGCGCCGTCAGCCTCTGCGCGCACGCTATTGGAACCGGCGTTGATCAGCAGTGCAAAACAGAGCGCGATCGTTTCGTCAGTGTCACTAATCAGGTTTACGTGCTGTATCAACGTGCCTGCCAGGTTGACACTGGTAATCTGCCCGAATTCCGGATTGCCGGCAAAGGATATCGTTGCCGATGCGAATTGCATTCCAGGCCTGCAAAGCTCGTAGAACCAAAGAGCGCCGGCATAGTGGTTGGCTCTACCTCGAAATCCCAGCTTCTGAATTAGCCATGCAGTGCGTTCCGGCGCCAGAGCGATCGAGTGGTTCGTGTCCCAGTCCGTCGCCAGCGTCGTCGTCGCAGAAATTGGAAACTCCGGAAGGTCATACGAAGGAATGGCAATCTCTAAGAAGTCAAAATAGAAGTAAGTTCCAGCAGCGCCACTACTTGTCATTATGACGGTATGCGCCGCACCTCCCGAAAACATTCCGATCGGAATTCGGACAAGGACATCCTCGCCCGGTAGCGCCAAACTGAGCAAGACTGGCGCACCCCCATCCACTTGAACGGAAACTTGTCCTCCGGACGCCAAGTATCGCGTTCCGAGGTAGAGGGTGTGTTCGACGCTCAACTTGTAGGTACATTGAACGGAGCACCCAGTTGCGGCCGTCCAGTGGATAGATCCTCCGGAATAGTTCCCGATCTCACTGCTCCACCCTCCTCCCGAATAAGTCACCGTGCTGGCGCTGTCCTCAATCCGGACGCTCCCCGGTCCAGCCACTTGATATTGCAAGCCTGTTCCCGTCACCGACCAATTTGTCACAACCACCGAGAACTCGCTCCGTTGAAAGTTCCCGGTCTGCAAATCCGCTGCCCACGTCCAGCGCATCTTTCGCACGTTCGATGTCGGCACGGGAACCAGCGTCGTGCGATCTGGGTCGATAAAGCCCTGGAGCGCACCGAAATTAAGGCTCACTTGCCACTCTTGCGGCGATACCCCCCCGCTAAAATTGCAACATCCCGGTGACCAAGTTTCTGTGTTCGCCCCTGACACCGTCGCATAAACGCCAACTCGATTTGCGTTTGCACCGGAGATTGCAGCGTGACTGAGAGTGATCTGGGTTCCACTGGCGGATGCGCTCACCGTGCCGTCGCCAGTCTGGTTGATTGCCGCTGCCAAAGCGGCCACTGCGGTTTCCAGTGTGTCGTTCGATGTGAGGCGATAGTTAAACTGCCGATCTAGCCACGCCAATACAATGTAGTCTCCCTGCGTCGGCAATCCGCCCAGTTGGAACACTGCGCTGGCGGAGGTGAACTCGCCGATTGCAGTCGCGTAGCCCGGACTCGAGGCGTCCAGAGGCACATCGTAGAGCGTTTCAACGCCCTCGTTATCCGACCAGATTCGCAGATAGGGCCATTCCACGGTCGGATAGAGGGTAGAGTCCATTGAAATACAGTTGTTGCGAACTTCCTGGTAACTCAGCTCGATTCCGCTCAAATTGCCATCGGGCAAGTTGCGAAGCAGGGGGTATTCGAAGACGTTGTCGCGATTCCATTCCAGCACCACCCAATCGAATGGATCCCGCCAACAGCCTGACACCGTGAACCCGCTTGGGCTCGTCTGGCTCAGCGCCGCTATCGCCGACGGCTCTCTGAAATAACACTGCAGGTCCCGATCCGGTCTCAGCTTGGTGAGTTGTTCTGCCATCAGAGTCGGATGACCACAGTGAGGTCTGCTCCGGGGTTCGCCTGCCCTACCGACAACACCGCAACAGTTACTTGCGACATCGCTTGAAGGGGTGGCAAAGTGCTTCCAAGTATACTGTTCGAGGTGATCGCTCCTGGCGCAAATGTTACGGCGCAGTACGGAGCACCGTTGACGTTGACCTGAACCTGTAGGTTGGCATCGGCCGCGGTTCCCAGAATCGCGAATACATCGCGTACGGACCGTCCGGTTTCCACGACGATGGCCGGTGCTACGCATTGGTCGACTGCCAGGAACCCATCCACCTGGATGGAGTACTGTCCCCCGGACAGAGTCCGCAAACCGTTATCTTGGTTGTGAGTCATGCATATGCCCGTCATCGGGCCGTTTCCGAGCGCGTTTGTGACGAACAATTCCGCGCTTCCTATGCGAACATCCGGCAGCAGGATCGGGTAATTCCAACTTCCGCTATAAGGGCTACCGAAGAAGTCGGGTGGAAACGGCACGATAGTTGTCTGGCTGGTTAACTGATAAACTGCTGTCCCGGCTGCGTGTGCTGCCGCGGTGCTTCCGTCTAGGCCGCGAGTGACACTATACTGGGTGCCGTTGGCAGCCACAGCCGTCACACTAAGGATCTCGCCGTCGATCTGTAGATATGTCCCAGCCTGCGCGGAGCCTCCGACGTCTAGTGTCAGCACTTCATCAGCCCCCCCGAGAGCGTTTGCGAGTACTGTCGATGGCGGTCCCAGCAGCTCGTTCCAGTAGTAAAGCGTCAGCGTCCCCGACGATATCCCGCCGGTGTTTGTCAGGTCCGGGAACGACACCCCGCTTAGTACGGCCGATCCTCCTTGGAGATCCTGCCCCAGGCCAAAATATGGCTGGGGCGGTACCTGGGTGTCGGCGCTCCCCGACCCGCCAATCGTCCACCGTGTCACAATCGAGAGCTGCGGCGAGCACTCAAGATTATTGACGTTCGCCGCGCGGCCAATAATTTCCACTACCTCGCCTGTCCGATTCGGAATGGGGAATTGTATGGGGCTGCTCTCCGCGACCGCGGCGAGGTGCCATGCTGCTTCCGCGACCGTGAAGAAACTGGTCGCATCCGGTTCCACATCCCACTTCCAAACAGTTATGGTCGTTGCGTCATTAGCAGTCACACTGCGTTCCTGGCCGGCGCCGCTCCCGCGTGTGATCCGCACGGTCATGCCCACGTAGCCGTTGACCGCCATCTGCAAGGTTGCATTCCCGATCATTGTCGGGGAGTGGGTCGTGACGGCGACCTCCGGCTGCGACTCCGAGCGCCAGTAGAAATTCGCGTGGTCGAAATCCGGGTCGGGCGGAGGAATCAATTGATCGACAAGTCCCCCGTCCGTGAAAGTCGTGGCGATCGCCTGCGCCGTGGCAACTCGCAGCAGGTTCGCCGGCGAACTTCCCCTATACACGTTGAAACCTGCCGTACTTGCTGTGAAGCTCAAACCCGCGAGTGTCACGCGGCTACCATTTGCAGTGATGACCGCTGTGACCACGAACGACAAGGCACTCTCGCTTCCCGCGGCGTCCACCGCCGATACAGCGTAGTAAAGCACTTGATCGCCGGTGAGCGACCCATCGGAACCGATCGTCGCCGACAAGCTCACCAACGGGACACCCGGTCCGGTACTCACGACCGTGGCCGGTGCAATGAAGCTCACGATGACACTGGTTTCCACCGTGCCGTCGCTGTTGGTGGCGGCCGTCTCGACGATGCCGAATTGAACATTTCCGTTGCTGTCGACGACGCTGCCCAGGAGCGGATTCGGTAGTCCCACGCCCGAATTGTCCGCTGCGGCCTGCCCCGAGGCGGACGTCGCTTGACCGTTCGTGTCCGCGTACCACGCATCGTCGTGCAACTGCGCCGTGATCGTCGCCGTTCGATAGTTCGTTGCCGGGGATATTCGCAGGACTCGAAAGGGCTGGCGTAGGAAGCCCTCTTTCAGATATGTGAACGTGATTAGATCGCCAGGCGAAACTCCGAAAGTCTTGATGCTCGTCTGAAACGCTATATACGTGTTTCCGAGAATCGACTTATCGAGGTTGAATTTAAGAATCCGCGATGCCTGGTCGAATTGGGGAAGCCCCAGCGCCATCAACGTCGCAGACGTTGTCTGCCCCGTTAACGCGATATCGTCCGGGTCAACCATCTCGTAGCTATCCTGTTGATACCCATTTAGCGAGTCCTGAAACTCTACCGCCATACAGTTCGGCGTAGCGGCGATACTGCGCGCTGTCACCACTACGCTCGATGCCCCATTCGCCTTGCGCATAATTCCCGAGAAGCCATTGCTGCCATCGCCGAATTCATAACTTGGCCAGCCGCCATTTAGAGTCTCGCTACTATTCGACCATGCCGGTTGAGATGGACTTTCCAGTGCGATCGTATTTTCGATCTTCGCCTGGAGAGCACCGCTCCGTCTGTAAGTAAGGTACATCCGCGCGCAATTGCGGATGCCTCGAACCACATCTCCAGCGCTTCGCTTGTCCTGCAAAAGGAGATTACATTGAAAGCGTGGCAGTGTGATCGTGTTGCCGTTGATATCGGTGGCCGCGATCTCCTCGTCGCAGTATGCCGCCGCGGCCGCGAAGCTGGTAGCGTCGATCTCTGCCGCCGACCACCCGCTTCTGCGCAGAACATCCAGAAGAATCCAGGCTGGATTGCTCGAAAACTGATCGCTGATATAGGTCCCGCCCGCCGCATACACCGGCACCAGGAGCCCCTGAACCAAAACTTCGACGCTCGGAAGGGATGTTCCGTTGTTAAGCTGGTTCGGAACCACCACCGATAGATACGCCATGCTCCCGTATGGATCGCCCGCGGGCGCCCCGGTGGAGTCCGTGAAATTGGGGTCCAACGCGCCATCTCGCGTCCCCAACGTCTCGACGTTGTACCAACCCGTGCCGGTCATATTGGCGCCGCTCACTCCGATCGGTATCTCCACGTCATTCACCAGCACCGTCAGCACACCTTGAATTTGGCCGATTCCCAGCAGTACTTCCATCCGGGTCAGGTTTCCATCGTTTCGCGCGAACGTTACCGTCGGCTGCTGCCAAACCGTACCGTAAATCATGGGGACATAATCGTTATAGAGAGCCTGGTTAATCGAGACCGCCGAAGTCGACCACGCCTTTCCGTAGCTCCGGACGCTGATTGCCGGAGGAATGAATTCCAGCCCGCCGAAGCGCGTGAACATGCCCCGTGCCTGGCAGTCGGTACGCGCATACCCGCAATTTGTGTAAGGTGCTGTGCCGTTTAAGTTCCCGATTCCACCCGGAAGGCCAGCCGAGTAACCGTAGCGGTAATACAAGGAGTACTTGCCATTGACGCCGCCGTCCACGGCTTCCGTCTGCTGTGCCGGTGTCGCCGGGAACTGCCAGGGGCATCGCCGTTCAATCTGCACCTCGGGTAGAAAGACCCTCTGCAGGCTCATGCGATTCAGGGCTGTTAATCGGAACGTCGATTCGTCGCTCCGGTCCGGCGGATTGCATATGCCCTGAAATACCACTGTGATATCGGTGAGAGCGGCGTTGTTCGGCAGATCGTAGAAGAGTACGCCCACCGTGAGACGTGCGCCCTTCCATCCAACAGACCGCTCGATTTCCGAAAAGTAAGAGTCGGCATTCGCGAGGACAATCGAGATTTGTGGGCTTCCATCGATTCCTTGATCCGATGCCGTTTGAATATCGAACGCACTATGCTGGATCACACGCGCGGTGTACGTGTTTCCTCCCGCTGACACCGTGTGTGTGCACCAGTACTCTGTTTGTCCGTTGGACAGAACGCAGTTGAATACGATTAACGGAGTGTCGGTGACGCTCTGTTCCTTCAGCTCAGAGATTGTCTGCATAAAGGATATTGACCGTCGCCGAATGTCGATTTACGTCCGTGGTCGTGAAGGAAAGTATGTCGTCGCGCAAACGAGAGTTCTCGTAGCATCCGCCTGTCGTGCTGGGCTTATAGAGCGATGGGCTATTTTGCGGTTCCACTTGCAAGCCATATATATCGATCACCGCGCCTGGCCCCAACTCGATCGCGAACGTCATCGACGAGGCTGTCGGGTCCCCGCCGCCGGTGCAAGCAAACCGCTGCCAAACGGTACTGAGATTCTGACCATAGCGATTATTCCCGAGTAATAGCGTGAGCGCACCCGGTGCGGAGGCCTTTGCGTACACGCTCAGGCAGTACACATACCCACCCGGTGCCGTCACAGTTTGCGACAGGTCCTGGAGTGCCGCACCGGAGTTCGACACTTGCCACGCGTTGTTTCCACCCGTTGGATCGGCCTTATCTCCAGCGAGCGAAAGAAAAGACGCCGCCTTCCAAATTGCATTACTCAAGTCGTTGCTCCACGCCAATAGGTTCGCCGTTGGATCGACGAATGTGAAGCTGTTCAGCGCGCCTTCTGTCGCCGCGAAAAACTGAAGCAGGGCGCCCAGTTCCGAGTCGCCCAGTGAGGCGTACTTCAATTGCCACTCCACGGTTCCCGCCCCCGGGTCAGCGAGTTTTACAACCGTGCCGTCTGCGGCCGTGTTGACTAAAGTCCGCATCTGGCGCCGTTTCTGAGCCGGAAACTGAGCCAGCGCGCCAGTCGGAAGTTGGGGGTAGATGAGCATTACGGATTCCGGTTCTCGACCACCGTCAGCGAAGTCTTGCCGCTCATTTCCGCCACAGATCCCAAAGTCAAATCGTCGCTGGCAAGGCTGCAATTCGGGTACTGTGTTCCATCCCATGGGTCCGTGAATGCAAAGCTCCCGAGCCGGCCCTGGTTATCTTCGAAAAACTGCTCAAATGCCGCCATCTCGCTCTCGTCTAACTCGCTGAGTTGGATTACCCATTGATGCAGCGCGCCCACCGAATCGCGATACCGTTGCTCGCTTCCATCGAGAAATCGTACCGTTTGATTTTGAAAGCGAACCGACTTGGTAGCGGGATACTGTGCCACCGCGCCGGTCTTAAGTTGAGGAAAGGTCGCCATTTCAATTCCGCTCGCCGCGTGTTCCGATTTCCAATTCCGCCGCGACTTCTTTCTCTAAAATCAGGAACGCCTCCACTTGACGGGCGCTCAATTCTTCACGATCCATCGTTCCAAAACGCCGCCGGATGAAGAACTCCTCTAGCAGCGATTGGCTTTCCGCCGTGATATACGATTTTGGGCACGTGTCCAGCGTGACATTCCGCCGCGCCCACACCAGGCGTGTCGGCCCGAGTGTATCCGCGGGAAGCCACCTGCACCGCCGTGTGGGTTCCAGGCCGGATCTCCGGCAAACGTCGCACTTCCAACCGGCCTGGTTCGAGTCCCCAAAGTGGAAGGCGACAATCAGTTTTTTCGTTCTTCGGCGCTCAGTCCTGTGTGCGAACGGACCAGTGCCGCCGCCTCTCGAAACAGCTCCTCCGGTCCAATGTCCGCGAGCGAATCCGGCGTGGCCGCCACACCGTCCACTTCCAGTCCCGAGATCCCGAGCAGACCCCACTTTACGTAAAGCCGCTCGATCTCTAGTCGTAGCAGCGCCGCATCCATTTTCTGCCCTGGATCCTCGCCGGCCACCAGGAATTCCATCTTTCGGGCCAGCTCGCGAACTTGGCGCATCAGTTCCGCCCGCCTTCCGAACGACATTTTCGCCACCGTGAACGTTACGCCGTTCGCTACCCGCGACTCCACCGTGGCCACACTCTCGTAGATCATGGAAACTGAGCCTCCCTACGCAAACGCCACCGCGATTTCGTTGTTTACCGTTCCTTGCCCCCTCGACGACCGGAATTTCCATTGCAATCGATTTTTGCTGTCGTCGAATTCCGGGACTACAGGAATCACGCTCGGCAAATACACGCCGACGAGCTGTCCCTGCGATTCGCCAAGCTGGAACATCACGCCGATGGGCGTTTGCTGGCGCGCCGCTTGGTATAGTCCCTGCGTGTTCGCATCGTTCCGGCTGTACAGCTCGAATGCCGCAGTCACAGTCCGCTCGCCGGGTGAAATCGCTTGTGGAAGGCTCGATCCGAATTCTTTGAACCTGCTATCCAATCCGTTCTTCAACTCCACCGATGCCGACGTTATCGTGAAAAACTGTGCCGGCACCGTTCCTAACCATGCCTCCCCAAGATTCCCGGGGACGATCGTATAGTCGAAGGCGCCCACAGCCGGTTCGGCGGGAAACGTCTGAAGCTGCCCCGCGCTCGAGTTGCTCGCAAAGCTGACGCTGTCCAAAACGTCCTGCGCCTGGCCGCTGAACCGGAATTCGTGATAGTCTCCGTTCAGGTCGATTTCCATCTGGTCGACCGCGCCTCCACACAGCAAACGCTGCACCGCCGTCGAAGGGTCCCAGTAATCGAAGATCCCCACGCTCGGTAAGTCGGTCGCCGGCGCGTATGTGACCGCCGCTCCCACCGGTGCACCCGGCGCCGGCGGCACAGTGAATGGAACATTTAGTTGAACCGTCTCTGCGTCGACGATTGCCGCCGCGAATCGCATCTCGCCCCCGCTGCTCACAGCCTGGCCGGCGGAGAGCCCATGTGGGGCGGCGAATGCCAGCCGGCCGTTCCCCGTTGCGCTTGCGGCCGTTCCTCCTGCGAATAAGGCCGGAGTACCGCCCATCGCTGCCTGGAATAGTGGGCCGTAACTTGGGTTGCTTGTCCCTTGCTGCCAGTTCGTGAGCAGGGTTCGCACTTCGAAGCTGGTCTGTCGCCTGCCTCCCGGCGGAACCCCCGCAAACGTTCGGCTGCCCGTCTTGTCTTTGCGTTCTGTCACCTCGAGCTGCTGTCGGACGGTCAGCCTCAACGCCGGAATCCGGTTCGCTGCCGTAATCGCCGGAACCTGCCCGTACGCGCCTTCCAGTGCAGTGTAGAACCGGTTTGCGTTGGACGAAATATAGGATGCCATATTAGCTTCTGCTTACTCCAATCTCGAACGTGATCTTTGCCACCTGCTGAAAATTCTTGCCGCCGTGCTTCACGGCCCCGAAAGCCGCTTGGTATTCACCGCAGTAGAACATACCGTTGCCCCAATCGCCGCGGTTTGCATTCAGCACTTGCAGAATTCCATCCGCGTAGTTCTCCAGCGCATCCTGAAGCCCATCCAGACGATCCTGCGAATGCCGTAATTCCACCGTCGTTTGAACATTCCCGGAAAAGGTTCGGAACTTCTCCGTTAGGCTGTTGACAATCTTCTCGCAGTACACATTCACCGCCGGGTACTGCATGGTGTTGCTCTGATCGGCAATGTCCGGTGCTACGTTCTGCGCCCGCACCTGCGCACTGTTGAGCGGAATAAGCGGTTGCCCGCCATCTTGCAGGGAGCCGCTCAAATAGGTATTGACACCGCTTGCCCCCGTGAGAAGTTGTATTACTTGGTCCGTAATCAGGCTTCCGATTGTCGTAGTCATTAGCCCCTCAGAATTACGCGCGGCATCGGCATCAGGCAGTTTGGCGATTGCCCCCAGCCCGGCCCGCTACCGGTATCCGCAATCGCATTCGGCTGCAGCCACGTCTGCGAAACTGCTATCGGCGATGCGTTTTGCCGCCACAACGCGTCCGGATCGCTGCCGATATACACGTTCCAGCCGGTAGCGCACGCCGGCGGCGCGGCTGGCTCCACCAACAGCGTGCTTTCAGCAGTTGTAATCGTTGCCGGTACCGACGGTGCGCCTTCTTCACTTTTTCCGTTGACCCAAGTCATCGCCACATAGTAAGTCCCATTAGGCAAGCTGCCCGCGGCGCTTACTGCCTGGGGCTGTTTCGCGCGCGGAACCGGAGACCACGCAATTCCGATTCCCATCAGCAACAGTCGCTCGTACGCCCAGCGGGACCGCTCGTGAAACTGGTCCCGCTTCGCCGCGTACCGGTCGTTCAATTGACTCGAGTACGCATCTCCGTAGACCATTTCTAAAGCGCGGAACGTGTGCCAGAGCTTCAGCGCGGGTGTCGCCACGACGTTGTCTATCGTAGGTCGTGCGTTGAGCCAGAATGCCTCTTCAGCGCGCCTCGACCCGCCCAGCAGCGTGGTGATTTCGAGCGCCAGTTCTTCTTGCGCCAATGCTAGCTTCTGAGTCACGTCGATACCCTCGACGTTGGCCACATTCGATAATTGTGTGTCCTGCGCCGTCAGCTCTTCCAACCCTGAGACAAGACCGTCCGTAAACAGAGGCATATGTCCGCCTAATCTTTGGCCGTTTTGGCTCCACCCTTCAGTTTCTTCATATCGTCCGTTAGTTTCTTCAATTCGTCGGACGATACCATCGTCACTTCCAATTTGGCCCCTGCCGCAGCGTCCTGCGCGGCCTTGCACGCCGCTTCCTGCGCTTCGAGGAATGCCGTCGCCTGGTCGGCCTGTGCCAGTTCCGCGGACCCCTCTACGATCATCTTCGCTGCCAGGTGGCGCGGCACTTCCACCAGTACGCCTTTCTTGCCGCCGTCATCCGTCGGTAGGCTGCTCACCACTGCGAACGGAGTGGTCATCGTCGCTTCCGTCGTCCGGATCCTTTGGTAATACGTCTTCACATCCATTCGATTCTCCTCTCGTCTGCTTGAGGAAGCTGCGGAATCGGCCGACCTCTTACTGAGCCACAACCGTTCTTGCTGAGCCGCGACCGTTCTTACTGAGCCGCGACCGCGAGGGAGCGGTCCCCAATCCCGCAACTTCCTCCACCCTCTTACGTATTTACCTGCACGCCCGACGAATTCCGCAGAATGCCGCAGCCGTACAGAATGTCCACCGTGAACTGCTGCGCCAGCGTGTCCGGCTGATAGCTCATCACCACGCGCATGCCGAAGTTGCCCAACTCCGCGTACTCCGCGATGGCCCCGGTGCCCGGCAGCGGTTGCGGCAGTCGTCGGATTACCAGCCCGAGGGCATCCCGCGTAAACGCCAGGTTATGCGTCGTCACCGGACTGCTCCCCGTGTACTGTATAAACTGCGACCGGAACACGAAAAAGTCCTTGATCTTCCCGACCGTCCCGTCGATCAGCGCCTTTAACCCGGCATCGCCGGCGGTCTGAAACTCGCTGAATCGTGGAATCTGCCGCCACGCCGAATAAGTGGCCGCATCCACTACCATGTATTTCTCCGCGGCTGGGGGTACCTTTGCCAGGAACAACGCCGTTTCCGCCGCGTCGATCACGCCCTCTGTGATCGCCGTCCCCGGCGTCCCCACCGGACTGTTCGCCGTGAACCCGGCGTACAAGTTCAGCAGATCGCTTTCCACCTTCTGTGCGAGCGCCGCCACCGCCGGCTGCATGTAGACCTTCAACAGATCCGGCACCGCCAGCACTTTGGTTACATCCGGAATCTGGAAAGTAGCTTCCGCGTGCGTGTTCAGCACGATCTGGGCATTTCCCAGATTCGGATTCTGCGTTTGCACCGTTCCGCCCTCGAGGATGTTGTTTGCCTGCATCACAGGCGGGATCGGCACGTTAATCGTGTCGCCGGCATGCGCCAGAGCTGGCTCATAATCGCGATTTACCAGGTTCCCCATGATGAGGTTCCCAACCAGCACCGGCAATGCATCCGCCGCCACCAGCTTCACAATCGCGTTGGCGACATTAGCTGAAGTAATTGCTGCCATATCTTCTCCTTGTTCCTTTCTTCTTGCCGGCTGCTGCGACTCGCTTCTGCTCGTCTGGCCGGAACTTCTCTACAGCCCCCGAAGGGTCTGCGATGCCACGCGTACGATTTCCTCTCGTACCCGCTCCATCTCCTCCGCGCTCATGCCCGGCCGGATCTGTTCGAGCGTCACCGTTTCTCTGCCTCCACCGGGCGCTTTGTGGGTGGCCGTCATTCCCGTCCCCCCCGGAATTCGCGCCGGCAGAAACTCCGGGTTCTCATTGACGAAACTGGTGAGATACTCCTTCACCGAAACGTCGCCATCATCCCCCCGCGCCACCAGCCGGCCATCCTCGTTGCGCACAATCCCGTCTTGCACCGCCTTGAATGCCAGGTCTATCTTCGATACGCCCAGCCGCTGCAATTCTGCCCGTACTGCCGAACTGCGTTCCGCTTCCTCCGCCGCTTTGCGGCTCCGCTGGTTCTCGGCTGCCAGTTCGTTCATCCGGCGTTCCAGTTGTTCCCGGCGCTTTCGTTCCTCCATCAACTCCGTCTTGTACGCCGGTTCGCTCCTGGCCTTCTCGCTATTCGTGAACTCCTGAACCGCCTGTCGCACGATTGCTTGTATGTCGATTCCGTCCATATGTCTCCTTGGGAGCACTTACTCCCCGTTTTCGATCTCCTCCACCACTTTGTTCTTGATGTCCTGCCGTGCGTCACTCAGGTATTTGAGAGCCAGCCTCTTAAAAACTTCCTTCTTTAGGGTCTTCGACGCGATCCCAAGGCCTAGTAACTTCTGCGCATCGTCTAATTCCGTTCCTAAGTCGTTGATGTCGAACTCATCCATGCCCGAAACGTCGATCGTGAACCTGTCTTGTCGCGCAGCTGCGATTGCCCACAGGGTCTGTTTCATCGCATCCTTGACCGTATCGCCGTACGCCCTCAGCACCTCTTCCGTCGTGGCGAAATCCAGCTGCTTGCTCACTGCCGACTGGCGAGCCCCCGTGCCTGCCTCTCCCGCTTGGATCATCAGGTAGCAAACCCGGTAAATCTCGTCCCGCAAATTCTGCAGGTTGTCCGCTGCAATCTGGTAGACCTTGCCCTCCGGTTCCGTCCAGCCGAACCTGTCGTCCTTCCCCAGTTGGATGTAATAAGACTCTCCGACTACCTGCTTCCATTCCCGGTCCGAGTACACTACCGGGGAAGCAAACAGGCCCATCGTGAGAGCCCATGAGAGCGCGTTCGACTTATTGAAGTGCTCCAGCTGCAACGAGGCTGCCTTGTTCATCAGCCATAAGCCGTCCGAGACTTTCATCTCGAATACCGGTACACGTCCCAGCGACGCCAGCCCGTGCCGGCCTTCATCCACCAGCTCGATCGGACTTGATTCACCGCGCTTTCGGTAAATCTGATAATCTTCCCGGTCGTAGTAGATCCACCGCGTTTCCTTTTCCCACTTCGCATCCGTCACCTGCGACTGTTGTAGGCACGATGTCCGCAGCACGATCCAGTCCAGCCCGCCCAATCGGTCGTGATTCCAGTTGATGACCTCGTCCGGGCCGTAGTCCATCAGGTATGCGCGCGATTGCCCGAACGCATCTTCTTCCGCCCGCGACCGCGCTTCGCCATCGATCTTCGGGAAATCGATTACGATGTAGCTGCTTCCGCAAACCAGGACCTCCACCAACCGTTGCCGGAAAAACTCGCTTAGGCTGGTCCCTCTGAGATCGCAATCTTCGGAAAGTACACCGTAAAAGCTCTGCGCCGCCGCGTCGCTGTCCCCGAGAATTATCGCCGGTGCGCACCGCATCAGCGTCGCCGCATACCAGTCGATAATCGACCCGACATAGTTCTCGTAAAACACCCTCGCCAGTCGTTCCAGGTAGATATCGCCCGGCTCCTTATGCCGCCGAACCAGGTATAACGAGGCGTTGGAGCGTAACTGCTCGCCGCCTGAATAAAGGTCCTTGTACTGCCGCCAGATGGCCTTCCGCGCGACGTACTCGGGGTGTTCCCGGTTGATAGTTTCCATCGCTAGAACCTTCTCACCTGCTGCTCTCCAATCGGCGGCAAAGGCCGGCACTCCTCCCAAATCAGGTACCCCAGCGCATCCGATGCGTGGGTTCGCATGCGATCGCGGTCTTTATCGATTTGCCCGGTATCGCCCTTGTAACAGACCTGCTCGAAATCCATGATCAGTTCCTTGCATTTCCGGTCGATGAGCAGCCCGATTTCCCCGCTGGCCGTCTTGAGCTTTGAGTTCATCAAGTTAATTCGCTCGCGCACGCTCGGGTTGGACTTGGGCACCTTGTATTCCACGTCCAACGAAGAGTAAGTCTTGAAATGTTCCTTCACCATGTCGTAATCCGACATTCCCGACGTTTGCTGAGCGAATCCCGAAGCGTCTCCATAAATCCGAACTCCCGGTTCGTGCTTCGGATACCGTGCCAGAAATCCGTCCACCGCCTGCCGCGTCGTCGCATGCCGGATCACGATTTCATCCAGGACCATCACGCGCCCGCTCGCGGTTTGCGCGATCACCGAACTCATTGGGTCGACGTTGAAGTCCAGCGCCCAGAGGATCGGCTTCCGCTGATCGAGAGTGAGATTGCTCAAATTCTGCGATTGTTCGAACGCGCTGTACACGCGGCTGCCATCCAGGCTGAGATACTCCCCCAGCACCTCCTGCGCATAAAACTTCTCGCCGTAGCTGTCCCGTAAACGCGTGTAAAACTCGGGATCGCGCTCGAGCAAATGCCTGTTTTCGCTGGGTTTCGCCAGGATTGTTTTGTACCCGCGCGCCGGCTTCCCGATAAACTTGCGGTATACCCAGTCGTAACCCTTTGGCGTCCACGCCGCGAATCCGCATAACACTGACGCTTTCGGGTCTCGCAGTCGACCCTCAAGCCTCAGCCACGCCTCTTCCTGCGTGTAAGTCAGTTCGTCCAGTCCGAACCACGCCAGGTTCGTGCCGCGCAGCCGCTCGAAATCGTCCACCGGCCGAAACAGAATTCGCGACCCCGTATCGATCATTACGAGCGCATTCTCGGCCTTATTGTGGTCGTAAGGTATGTTGTTTGCGCCCAGGATCTCGAACAGCGTCGCCTGCGTTGCATCCCGCAACATTGGGTAAGTCGGAGCACCCAACAGGCCTGTCCGCCCCGGATTCAAGTAAGTGAGCCGGATGGTTTCCTGACACAGTGCCTGGCTCTTGCCGCTTCCAATTGGTCCCGAGTATCCTTTATACCGGGCCGTACACTTGTGAAACGCTTTTTGTGAGTCCAGAGGATCGTAGGTTATTTCTCGGTATCTGACAGCGCGTCCGGACTCACCCATGTCACTTTGATCTCCTTGGCCTCATCTTCTTGCGCTAACTCCTCTCCTAGCTGTAGAAGCTTCATGTACTCGGCGACTGTCG